GGTCAACCTGCCCATAAATATATGTTATGCCACGCCTAAGTTTATACCGCCCAAATCGCACAAGAGACTACCAATTTTTTGACCGCACTATTAGTGAAATGTACACTGTGGGCGGCCTGGACATCTATGTTCACAAGTATCTGGGCCCACAAACTGGCGGCGAGGACTCTGCGGTGTCGGGCAACTATGATGTCACACAGCCCATTTATGACACGCAAAGCCCCTTGAACATTCAAGACTTGCTGTTGCTAGAAAACCGTGATAGAATCTATGATCCAGACATCTACGTCATGCGTGGTGTGTATCGTGTGCAGGATGTGGACTTTGACTTGACCCAGTTTGGATTGTTTCTGAACTCGGACACGCTGTTTGTGACCTTTCACTATAACGACATGATTGACACATTTGGTCGCAAGCTCATGAACGGCGATGTAATTGAAGTGCCAAATCTGAAAGATTACAACCCCCTAAACGCTGCTTTGCCCCTGGCCTTGCCCAGATACTATGTGATCCAGGATGCCAACTTTGCGTCTGAAGGCTTTAGCCAAACTTGGTTGCCACACTTGTGGCGTGTGAAAGCCACGCCGCTGACCAATGCACAAGAATACAACAGCATATTGGACAAGCCGTTTGTGGCTGAATATATTTGGGATCCAGGTGATTTTTATCCTGGTGGCAGCATTGTAAACTATGGCGATGTTTATTATCGAGCCATTAGAAATGTGCCTGCCGGCACAGACATTACAGACACCACTTACTGGTCTGAATATACTCCGCCTACAATCTCTGACATGCAGAGTACCAGGCCCAAAGATCAACAGATCAACGACGACATTCTTGCTCAGGCCAATGTGGAAGTTCCACTTAGCGGATATGACGTTGAAAAGTTTTATGTTGTGGCCACAACAGAAGATGGACAACCTGCCAATCCAACCAGTTTGAGCACCGTAGATGGCACCACAGTGGATGGCACACAAGGCGGCATGAATGTTACTCCACGGGCAGATGGCTACACAGCAGGGTATCTCACTGGTGATGGCAAAGCCCCTAACGGCTTGCCTGTTACGCCAGGTGTGAGTTTTCCTCCCAACCCTGTAGCCGGAGATTATTGCTTGCGATTGGACTACAAACCCAATAGACTGTTCCGTTACAATGGTCGCATGTGGATAAAGATTGAAGAAAAAGTGCGCACCAATTTGGACAATGGACCTGTCAATCAAACTCAACGCTCGGGCTTTGTGAACAATACATACACTACCAATACCACTGACTTGGGTGCTATACCACAGCGTCAGAGTTTGAGTCAAGCTCTCAAACCCAAAGCAGACAATGGTGACCAAGGTGGTTTCTTGCCACCCAACCCACCACCACCTTATTCAAGATAAACATGCAACAATTTTTTTATGACGCCCAAATACGCAGATTCCTGCTGCAATTTACTAGAATCTTTTCAGGATTCCAAATTGAGTACGGCAACGAAACTGACGGCGTAAACAAGGCCACCTTGTTACGTGTGCCTGTGCGGTATGGTGACTCTAGTCGCAATGCACAAACTATCATTCAAGAAAACTCTGCCAGTGCCTTGCCATCAACTCCCTTGATGACTTTTTACATCAACAATCTTGAATACGATCGACCAAGAATACAAGACCCTACTTTTGTGGATAGATTCTCAGTGCGTCAACGCACATATGATACTGCTACAGAATCATATGAGACCACACAAGGCAATGCATTTACTATTGAACGACTGATGCCTGTGCCATACAAGCTGAGTGTTACACTGGACATTTGGACATCAAATACCAATCAGAAATTGCAACTACTTGAACAAATTTTGACACTATTCAATCCTTCCTTAGAACTGCAAAGCACAGATAACTACATTGACTGGTCAAGTTTGAGTGTGATGTATTTGGATCAACTAAGCTGGAGTTCACGAACCATCCCAATGGGCACAGAAAATCCCATTGACATTGCCAGCCTCAAATTCTCCATGCCAATTTGGATTTCATCGCCAGCCAAGATCAAGAAGCTGGGTGTGGTAGAACGTATCATTGCCGGCATTTTTGACGCACAAGGCGATGCAGCCGATGCCATAACTAATAACGACTTGTTGCTGGGCACAAGACAGATGTTTACCCCATGGAACTACAAATTGGTTGTGATTGACAATCAAATTCAAGTTTTATACAACCCCACAATTGTGCCCAATGGCGGCTATGAAGATCTTGATCCTACTGCTATTGTGGCAAATTCACCACTACTATGGCCTGCGGTGATTTCGGCCTATGGTGTGCTTCGTCCAGGTATCAGTCAAATTAGATTGAATCGTCCTGCTATTGCAGCACCCGACACTGCCAATCCAATTATTGGCACTATCATTATCAATCCTGACGATGACAGATTGGTAATTTTTACGCCTGACGCAGACACTGCACCACAAAACACTCTGGCACCCATTGATGCTATTATTAATCCACTTGTGAGTGGCCCTGGCACAGGATTACCCACACCTGTTACTGGTGTGCGGTATTTGTTAACCGAAAGTACCGGCAACTGGGATAACGTGGACAATCCCACCGCCTGGGACGGCACAAGTGGCCAACCGTTAATTGCTATGGCCAATGACATTATTGAATGGAACGGCACACGTTGGCGTGTGGTGTTTATAAGTGCTGATGAAACTGCCACTCAGTATGTTACAAACATAACTACTGGTACACAATATGAATGGACTGGCGAACAATGGATAAAAAGCTATCAAGGAGTCTACCCACCCGGAGCCTGGAGCTTAGTACTGTAAAGGCTGTGGGCGTTTGGTTTTTGTCCCGGAGTACAGGCCGTTATTTGTATTTGCTACGCAATGATTCCAAGCATCCAGAAACTTGGGGATTGCCTGGAGGCAAAGTTGAATCTGGCGAAACACTGTTGGGCGGTATGGAAAGAGAATGTATTGAAGAGCTAGGACACTTTCCAGAATATCACAGACTTGTACCGCTAGAAAAGTTTACATCAGCAGATGGTGTATTTGAATATCACACTTGGGTTTGTGTATTAGATCGTGAATTTGTGCCGGTGCTCAACGACGAACACATTGGACATGCATGGATTCAAGCCGGTGTATGGCCTAAACCCATGCATCCTGGATTGTGGAACACTGTGAATATTGATGCTGTTCAGCAAAAACTGGCGTCTGTAGAGCGCACAGAGTTAGCCAGTTTATAGTCCGTATCTAAATCTTGTGGAATTGAAGTTTTGTGTTATTTCATCTGTGGTCAATGCTCGATTATAAACCATAACTTGGCTAATTCTTGCAGTGGCATATTCACCAGCAATAGGGTCTCCTCCAACATAGAATGGCATGGCATCGGGCCTTAAATCTGGAGCATCTGCGTCTCTTAATCCTACCTGTGTGCCATTTACATACAGCTTCAGGTTGTTGGTGCCAGCTTGGGTGCCATCGTAAACGGCACATATATTTTGCCATACGTTTAGTGTTTGCAAATAAAATACTTCTGCAGGATACATTTCAAATTTTTGAGTGGTCAATTTGTAAAACTGGAGTGGTGTGGTTCCTCTGTAGCCCATGAGAATGTAACTATCAGAATTTGCTGTTGGATATGCCCAAATATTCCAGGTAAATGCCGTGGCGGCTGTTTGCACTGGAGTTTGATAGGTAAAACTAGTTCTCTGAGTTGCACCACTGCCAAAACTAAAATAACTATCTCTTCCAGCAGCAGTATATGCAGGACTATTAACCAATGTTCCATTGTTGCCGTTGCCTGATAAATCACTCCAAGCGGTACCTGTACCCGGATAACTTGTAGAATCACCTGTGTCTAAAAAAAGTGATAGTCCCGAAGTAACTGGAGGCACTGCTGTGACCGAGACTCCTGGTCCAACAGTAACTCCTGGTCCAATTATTGGCATGTTAGATCCTTCCCACAACAATCTCAATGGTACCCGATATACCATCAAAGTCTTCAACTGCTTTACCAATCACAGTACCCATAGCAGGTGTGGCACATGCTCGAGCAGCACCATTACCAGCTGATACCATCATATCACCCTTGCGTATTGTACCCACAACGCTAGTTGGAGCACGACCAGTTAACGCCAACACAGCCACATGTTCAACATCTAGTCCGGCATTCATCACGTGTGCAGGATTGGTAGATACCACACCAGCCACACGAACATCGTTAGACTCAGTTGCAAGTGTGACTTCTTGACTGCCGCCAAATGTCAACACAGTGCCTGGTGCATACATAGCATCAGCTGCATAATTTTCTGCCAAGTCAGCATATTGTGCTGATGTGGCTTTGGCAAATACAGTGTTAAATCCCACAGTTGAAGTACCAATGTTACCAACACCAGTTAGGTTGTTGTTGTTGATGTTGCCGCCCGAGATGTTGCCTGTTGAAACAGTTAAGCTAGACCCAGTAATGCCAGCGCCTGTTATGGCGCCAGTGGCACTGATCAATCCGCCTGTTAATACGTTACCACCTGTGATATTTGCACTTACTGATACAGTTGTGCCTGTAAATAATGTAGCGTTAACATTGGCACCACCTAAGACATTACCACCGGTGATGTTTCCAGTTGCAGATATCAATCCAGCAGTTCGTAAGTTGCCACCTTGTACGTTGCCAGTCACGCTCAAATTGGCACCGGTATTAACATTGCCTGTGCCATTTGGCGTGAGCACGATATTGGCATTGGCAGCAGATGTTTGAATGTCCAGTTGAGCTGAATCAACGATAGCACCCGACAATAGCAAATTACCAGCTGTGATATTGCCAGTGCTCACTGTCAAACTTGAGCCAGTAATACCAGCACCTGTTATAGCGCCAGTTACTGATACAGTTGTGCCTGTAAATAATGTAGCGTTAACATTGGCACCACCTAAGACATTACCACCGGTGATGTTTCCAGTTGCAGAGATCAGTCCACCTGTGAGTATATTTCCACCAGTTATGTTAGCTGTTGCCGAAAGAGTAGTGCCGCTGATTACATTGGCACCACTAACATTACCTCCTGATCCAGCAGTTACAATGTTACCACCAGTAATGTTACCAGTTGCAGATAACAGTCCACTTGTTAGCAAATTACCACCAGTAATGTTACCAGTTACTGATACTGTGGTACCGGTGTGTGTTGTGGCATTGACGTTTGCACCACCTAATATGTTACCACCAGTGATGTTACCAGTTACTGATACTGTGGTACCTGTGAATAGTGTAGCATTGACGTTAGCACCGCCCAACACATTACCACCTGTGATATTACCTGTTACCGAAACTGTGGTACCCGTGAATAGTGTAGCATTGACGTTAGCACCGCCCAACACATTACCACCTGTGATGTTGCCAGTGGCTGAAATCAATCCAGCAGTTCGTAAGTTGCCGCCTTGTATGTTGCCAGTTACACTCAAATTGGCACCAGTATTAACATTACCAGTACCATTTGGGGTAAGCACGATATTGGCATTGGCAGCAGATGTTTGAATGTCCAGTTGAGCTGAATCAACGATAGCACCCGACAATAGCAAATTACCAGCTGTGATATTGCCGGTGCTCACTGTTAAACTTGAACCAGTAATGGCAGCACCTGTGATTGCTCCAGTAGCAGAAATCAATCCACCAGTTAGTAAATTACCACCAGCAATGTTAGCTGTAACTGATACTGTGGTACCTGTGTGTGTAGTAGCGTTAACGTTTGCACCACCTAGTATGTTACCACCTGTAATGTTACCAGTAGCAGAAATCAATCCACCAGTTAGTAAATTGCCACCTGTGATGTTTGCACTTACTGAAACTGTGGTACCTGTATGAGTTGTGGCATTGACATTGGCACCACCTAGTATGTTACCACCTGTAATGTTGCCAGTAACACTTAGACTTGTGCCAGTAGCATCACCAATGTTTGGTGTGGTAAGTTGAGCACTGGTTTTGACCACAATATTGCCAGTGCTGAATGCTGTGGTAACATTGTCAACCAATGCATTGATCACAGTGCCATTAAGGCTGATACCAGCAGATGTATTTGCTGAGTAAATTTGTGCTTTGCTGAATTCAGCAAATGTGATGTTTGATGTGCCAAATGTAATGGTACCTGAGGGTGCATTAACAATGTACGCTGCGCCGGCATTGACATTGCCACTTTGCACAAAGAAGTAATCATTGATGCCCAATTGAGTTGGACTACCAGCACCATACGTGTCTGCGTCTGTGGCACGAACAATTGTTGTGGCATTGGCCCAGGTATAAACACCATTGAATACTGCATTGCCTTCGTCCTTGACCAGCATTCTTGTGCCAATTGTTTGAATGTTAGCTGTATCAATTAAATTAAACGAACCAGTGGTTGTGAGTGTTGCGCCCACACCGTTTGCCACACCATTTGGTTGTGCATATGTAATTACTCCGCCTGTGGCAGTAGCAAGTGTGGTGATAGTAGCGGCTGTTACCGGTGAATGGTAGGAAATTGCTGTTGACACCAAGTTATCAACATATTGTTTGGTAGCTGCATCAGCGTTTTGTACTGGTTGCGGAACATTGTTGATATACTCGTTGTTGGCATTGATATTGCCTGTGGTGCTAAGGGTTAGGTCACCAGTTGATACCAAAGTCAACCCAGTTCCAACTATGTTGTTAGTGTTTACATTGCCACCAGTGATGTTACCTGTTGCTGAAATCAACCCACTAGTTAGAACATTGCCACCAGTGATATTAGCTGATACACTTACTGTTGCTCCTGTATGTGTGGTTGCGTTGACATTTGCACCGCCTAACACATTACCACCAGTGATATTACCAGTGCTAGAGATCAATCCACCAGTTAGTAAATTGCCACCAGTGATGTTACCAGTTACCGAAACTGTAGTACCTGTATGTGTGGTTGCGTTGACATTGGCTCCGCCCAAAATGTTGCCACCTGTAATATTAGCAGTGGTAGTGATGTTGGCAGTTGAATTAATTGCACTGACAACATTTGAACTCAGACTCAATCCAGCAGCATTCAAGTTACCACCAGTAATATTGCCAGTTACTGATACTGTGGTTCCTGTATGTGTGGTTGCGTTAACGTTTGCACCACCTAATATGTTGCCACCAGTGATGTTACCAGTTGCACTAATCAATCCGCCTGTTAAGACATTGCCACCAGTTACGTTACCAGTTGCACTTGCTGTGCCACCTGTGGCCAAGTTGCCACCTGTGATATTACCAGTGCTAGAAATCAACCCACCAGTTAGTAAATTGCCACCAGTGATATTAGCTGATACACTTACTGTGGTTCCTGTATGTGTGGTAGCATTAACGTTTGCACCGCCTAATATGTTTCCACCTGTGATATTACCAGTGGCAGATATCAATCCACCAGTTTGTAAATTTCCACCAGTTGCATTACCTGTAACTGTCAAGCTACCTAATGTACCTACACTTGTGATATTGGTTTGTGCGGCTGTGGTCAATGTACCCACAATGCTGGTACCTGATAAATTGCCGCCAGTGATGTTACCAGTTGCACTAATCAATCCGCCTGTTAAGACATTGCCACCAGTTACGTTACCAGTTGCACTTGCTGTGCCACCTGTGGCCAAGTTGCCACCTGTGATAGTATCTGCTGATGTAATTGTGCCAGTTGCACTAATCAATCCGCCAGTTAAGATGTTGCCACCGGTAATATTACCTGTGGCTGAGATCAATCCAGTTACGTATTCACCTGTGGTAGCATACACAGCCACATTGCTTGTGCCACCCACCCCAATAGCTACGTTGCCACCAGAACTTACCACCCGAACATTACTTGTGCCATTTTGTATCGAAGTAGCATCAATGCCTGTTAGCTGGCTGCCGTTACCTAATATGTAGTTGCCTGTGATGTTGCCTGTGGCACTGATAATATTGGCTGAACTGATGTTATTGCCAATGATATTTGATAGTGAAGTTAAATTTCCAATTGCACCAATGGTGCCAGTTGAATATAATCCAAATCCTTCAGTGGCACTTTCGCCAATTCTGACTGTGACATTTCCATTCGCACCTTCTTGATACAAAATAATATTAGCTGATAGTGTGCCATTGTTGTTAAAAAATATTTTACCATTTCCACTTGCATTCAGAGCTCCTGGAATAATAATGTTTGCAGCGGTAGACAATGTTCCAGAAGTTTGTAAATTGCCACTTGTAATATTGCCTGTTACTGAAACTGTGGTACCTGTATGAGTTGTTGCATTAACGTTAGCACCACCCAAGATATTACCACCTGTGATGTTGCCTGCTGCACTGATCAATCCGCCTGTTAGTATGTTATCACCAGTAATATTTCCTGCAGAACTAATCAGTCCAATAGTTGCTATGTTGCCACCAGTGATGTTTCCTGCAGAACTAACAACTCCAGCAGTTAACAAATTACTACCTGTGACGTTGCCTATTGCTGATACTTGGCCAGCTGACAACACATTATCACCTGATATGTTACCAGATGCGTTTACATGATTGGTTACAACAACGTTATTAGCCGAAACATTAGCTGAAGTAGTGATAGCCGAAGTTGAATTGATTGCACTTAGAACATTCGAAGCTAAACTCAATCCTGACGCATTTAGATTGCTGCCTGTGATGTTTCCTGTAGCACTAACAACTCCTGTGACATATCCGCCTGTTGTAGTAACTACAACTACGTTTGTGCTTCCTCCGATGGTAAAGCTAACGTTTCCGTTGGCAACTGGGATTTCGACTGAAGTGGATCCATTGGTGATTTTGTCGCCAATAATATTTCCACTCAAAGAAGCATTGCCCACAACTGTTAGATCACCAGCAACAATAGTATTTCCGCCAACGCTTAATGCACCGTTGGTATTTAAATTTGTACCGGATACATTGCCAGTGGCACTAATAGAAGTAGGATTAAAAACACCAACTACAAGAGTACCGGCAGCGGTAATATTGCCACTTGTTGAAATTCCAGTTGTGCCGTCTAGTTGAATTGCCATGATTTATCCTCATATTTGATATTTAGCATCATGTTGGCGTAAAGATTGTGAGTGTAGAATCTGTAGGCACAAAGATGTTGCCCGACGCTGATATAGTCAGTGGACTAATCATCACTGCATTTACTTCATTTGGCACAAGTGCAAGGGTGTTTATAGTTTTGGGTGTGGAAATTGGGCCCTGAACAAACAAGCTACCTGCACCCATCACAACAGAATTTGCCACAGTAGCCACAGCAACTTGCACATTTCCATTGGCTGCAACAATTGCTACATTACTTGTTCCGTTAGTAATTTGGTTGGAAGTTGATGTAATCCCAGTAAGTTGGCTGCCGTTTCCAATAAAATAATCGCCAGTGACGTTTCCACTTACACTTACAAATTTATTACTAGCAATGACCGTAACCACATTGCTGTTATTTTTGTAAAATAAATTGCCATCGGTATAGTTGATGGCCAACTCACCGGGAACTAAATTTCCAGTGCCTGGTATTGAGTTGGCTACACTTGATCGTTTAAGCTGTACTGTATTTGTCATTGATCATGTTTTATTTTAATACAGTCCGCCGTCCACAGTAGACGCTGTATCTAACACTTGGTTTACACCTTGGAAGATGTTGCCACCGGTAATGTTGCCAGTTCCGCTCACAATGCCTGCGCCAAACAATATGTTGCCACCGGTGATATTGCCTGTAGTAATGATTATACCACTACCGCCCAGGATGTTACCACCAGCAATATTAGCTGCTGATGTAATATTTCCTGTTGCTGAAATCAATCCACCTGTTAAGACATTGCCACCAGTTACGTTACCAGTTGCAGAGATCAATCCACCAGTTAGTACATTTCCACCGGTTACATTACCAGTAATAGAAGCCAAGCCAGCTGAAGTGATATTACCACCAATCACATTGCCTACTGCTGATACTGTGGTTCCAGCGGTAATGCTGTTAACAGCATTTAAATTGTTGGCAGCAAAGTTATTTGCTGTTGCAATTGCAGTAGCATTAGCAGTGAATGATTGATCGCCAAGATACAGTGAATTTCCAGCTAGGAACAAATCTTTCCAAAGTTGTCCAGGACCGCCCAAATTGAACGTTGCATTGGCGCTGGGCAACAAATTGCCAATCACGTTGCCACTGATACTCAAGTCAACTGTCTTTGTCAACGCACCAGCAATCAAATTACCACCAATCACATTACCAGTGGCTGTTACCAGTCCACCTGTGATTAGATTAGCACCAGTAATATTTCCACCTGCGCTTGCTGTGCCGCCAGTGGCCAAGTTGCCACCTGTGATTGTAGCAGCAGCAGAGATCAATCCACCTGTTAAGACATTACCACCAGTGACATTACCAGTAGCACTTGCGGTACCACCTGTGGCCAAGTTGCCACCTGTGATTGTGGCTGTGGCAGAGATCAATCCACCTGTTAGGACATTACCACCTGATACATTTGCAGAAGATATAATGTTGCCAGTTGCAGAGATCAATCCACCAGTGTTGATGTTTCCACCATCCACATTACCTGTGGTGCTGATATAACCGGATCCAGCAGTGATGTTACCACCGGTTATCAAGCCAGTTACACTTAGACTGGTACCTGTTGCAGCACCAATATTTGGTGTGGTGAGTTGGGCACTGGCTTTGACAACAATATTACCACCACCATCAAATGCTGTGGTTGTGTTATCAACTTTGGTGCTGAACACTGTGCCAACAAGACTTATACCAGCTGAAGTATTGGCTGAGTAAACTTGTGTGCTACTAAATTCAGCAAACGTAATATTTGAAGTACCGAATGTAATGACACCTGCTGGCGCATTAACAATAAATGCAGTTCCTGCATTGACATTACCACTCTGTGTGAAGAAGTAGTCATTTATACTAAATGATTCTGCACTATCTGATCCATATTGGTCAGCATCTACAGAACGAGTGATCACTGTGGCATTAGACCAAACATAAACACCGTTTAGCACAGCGTTGGCTTCGTTCTTGACCAAGATTCTTGTGTTTGCGGTCTGAACGTTGGCAGTGTCAATTAAATTAAAACTACCAGTTGTGGTAATTGTTGCACCAATGCCGTTGGCCACACCATTTGGTTGTGCATATGTGATTGTACCACCTGTGGCTGTGGCCAGTGTGGTATTTGTGGCGGCAAACACTGGTTGGTGGAAAGCAAACCCAGTGGTTACAGCATTGTCAACATAGTACTTGGTAGCAGCATCTTGACTTTGCAATGGTTCGGCTAGGCCGTTGATAATAGTGTTGGCAAGAACAATATTACCAGTGCCATTTGGATACAAGTTAATATTGCCATTGCTAACAGATTCAAGAGTCAGTGTATTGGTTTTGCCAATAATGTTTGAAGTGTAAACTGCTGTGCCAACGTTAACATTAGCACCATCAACGTTTCCTGATGCAGATACTCTAACAGTTAATAAATTGCCGCCAGATATATTAGCAGTTGTTGTGATATTAGATGTGGTATTGATTGCACTGATCACATTGGCGCTTAAACTCAATCCTCCTGTTAATATGTTGCCACCTGAAATATTACCTGTAGTAGAGATATTTCCAGTACCAACAATACCCACTGTGTTTATGTTGCCAGTTGAACTTAATGTTGAACCAGTAATTGTAGTGCCAGTAATTGTACCAGCAGAACTGATCAATCCACCTGTTAAGATATTACCACCAGTGATATTACCACCAGCACTTGCGGTGCCACTAGTGGCCAAATTGCCACCTGTGATTGTGGCAGCAGCTGAAATCAATCCACCTGTTAGGACATTACCACCGGTAACGTTTGCACTGGCACTGATCACGCTGGAAGTTAATGAATTGGTAACGCTAATATTATTAGCAGCTAAATTGCCAGAAGTACTCAACTGGCCGGTAGTGTTTAAATTTCCGCCGGTAATATTACCTACGGCACTAACTTGTCCACCTGTTGTGATATTGCCACCAATTACATTGGCTGTAGCCGAAAGAGTAGTACCACTGATTACATTGGCACCACTGATGTTGCCACCTGAACCAGATGTGCTAATATTGCCACCAGTGATGTTGCCTGTGGCACTGACTTGTCCACCAGTCGTAATATTGCCGCCGACGACATTGGCTGCACTGGTAATTGTTCCAGTTGAACTGATCAATCCACCAGTTAATACATTGCCGCCGGTGATATTACCAGTTACACTTTGCGCACCACCAACACTCAACAGTTGAGTTGAGTCGTTAAACGTAAAATTGGCGCTGGCACCAAATCCACCTGAACCATCATTGTATTGAATTTGAGTGTTAGAGCCAGCTGGTTGTTGGAAATCCCAGGCCACACCATTGGCATGGTACAATCCATCAGTTAACAAATTGCCAATTGCTGCATTGGCAGTTGTGGTAATATTACTTGTAGAATTGATTACACTAAGCACATTGCCACTTAGACTCAATCCAGCAGTATTTAGATTTCCACCTGTGATGTTGCCATTAGCACTGATCAATCCAGTGATGTATGCACCAGTGGTGGCAAACACAGCCACATTCGATGTGCCGCCAATTCCAATGGCCACGTTGCCACCTGAGCTGACCACACGTACATTTGACGTGCCATTTTGTATTGAAGTAGCATCAATGCCAGTTAGTAAGCTGCCGTTGCCTAAAAAGTAATTGCCGGCTATGTTACCTGTGGTGGTTATATTGGATGTGGTGTTGATTGCGCTGATTACATTACCACTCAAACTCAACTGTCCAGTATTGACATTGGCACCGGTGATATTGCCTGTTACCGAAACAAACTGTTTGCTGGCAATAGTTTGGACTGTGCCGCCGGAGTCTTTGTAGAATAAATTGCCGTCTTGATAATTGATGGCCAACTCACCCAGGGCCAAATTGCCGCTAGCCGGCACAGCATTTGCTGTGCCCGAGCGTTTAATTAAAATTGTATTCGACATTTTATTTTTTTCCTAAATTTTTCAAAACTCACCACCAGTTACCACCTGGAAATCGTTAACGATCTTTACCCAAC